CGGGGTTCAGCGGCGTGACCAGGTTGAAACCTGACGCGAATTCGGTAGGTGTTCATTTATTTATTCCCTGTGATGTGTTACAAGTTAAACGTTAGGTCAATTAAACATGCAAGTCAATAACTTTTTTACAGATAACGCAGATGTTGTTGGTTGGCGTGATGTTCAATCAAATGTAAAACCTTGGAAACCTGAAGCATTAGCCCATGAACAATGGCCACCAAATTACAAAGCTGTTTACGCTTGGCGGTTAAAACAGCTTACTGCGTTGCGCGCTGATCCTGATCTATTGGACAGCGCAAAAGCATATTATCGGCACCGCCCCAAAGAATTTATAATGCACTGGATGGATACCTATGACCCGCGCAAGAAAACAGGTAAATGGATGCCGTTTGTATTTTTCACCAAACAGGCTGAATTTATTGATTTTTTGCATGATTTGCGGAATGGTGGTGAAAGCGGATTGGTTGAAAAATGCCGTGATGCGGGCGCGACCTGGTTAAGCTGTGGTTATTCTGTTTATTCCTTCATTTTTATTGATGGTGACTCAATCGGCTGGGGTTCACGCAAACAAGACTTGGTTGATAAAATTGGCGATCCTGATAGCATTTTTGAAAAAATGCGCCTGATTTTAAAACGGTTGCCTGATATTTGGGTTCCGAATTATGACGCCCCATTTATGAAAATTGTGAACCATGATAACGGTTCAATTTTGTCTGGTGAAGCTGGTGACAACATCGGGCGCGGTGGTCGCAAAAGCATGTATTTTAAAGATGAAAGTGCGCATTATGAACGACCTGAAAAGATTGAGGCGGCTCTAGGCGACAACACCAATGTTCAGATTGATATTTCCAGCGTTAACGGTTTGGCAAATGTGTTTTATCGGCGGCGTGAGGCTGGTGTAGAGTGGCAACCAGGTGCAGAAATGCAAACCGGGTTTACGCAAGTTTTTGTCATTGATTGGCGTGACCATCCCGACAAAACGCAAAAGTGGTATGATGACCGAAAGGCAAAATATGAACGTGAAGGAATGTTGCATGTTTTTGCGCAAGAGGTTGATAGAGATTATGCGGCGTCTGTGCAAAATACAATCATTCCTTTAGAATGGATCAATGCAACAGTTGACGCACATTTACACATTAAATGGAAAGATGACAAAGGTAACATTCAAATTGGTTTCACACATGAACAAATTCCCGATATTTGGGGTGCTGGTCTGGACGTGGCCGATGGTGGGGTTGACCGGAACGCGATCACACAGCGGCAATGGATCATATGGCGCGATGCTGAAGAATGGGGAGAGCGTGACCCTGGTGTCACCACACGGCGCGCGCACAGTGCTGTGAGGCGGCTCAAGAGCGTGTCTGTGCAATATGACTGCATTGGTGTCGGTGCGACCGTAAAGAGTGAGTACAACCGTTGGGTTGATGAACAGCTTATAAACCCGCAACACATTAAGTTTGTTCCGTGGAACGCTGGTTTTGGTGTTGTTGAACCATTTGCACACATTATTGCAGATGACAAACAAAGCCCAATGAACAAAGATTATTACGGTAATTTGAAAGCACAAGCATGGGGTGCTATGCGCGCGCGGTGCTATAAGACTTTTAAGAACATCACACAGGGGCATTTGTATCCTGTTGATGAACTCATTAGCCTTGACAGTAAGATGAAATTACTGCACCAAATCAAGAAAGAATTAGCACAGCCGACAACCAAAGCGAACGGTTCACTAAAGCAAATTGTGGATAAACAGCCGGATGGTTCAAAATCACCAAACGTTGCGGATGCTGGTATTATGATGTATTTCCCCCTAGATGGTGGGCAACAATATGTATTGACGGGAAAATATGGTGGTTAAATTTTTAGAGAGACTGCATATTCGCATTTTGACACACTTGATGTTGCGTCACCAAAAGGGAAATGTGATCACTTGGTTTAAGTGTCGTTTTTTTGACATTCACAGACCCAAACACCCCATAACCGATCACATTGCGTGTCATCACTGCGATAAAACATGGTGGTTAAAATGAGCATTACACTCCCACAAGCTTTTGACAGCGGTGATGCGATCACTTGGGAAAAGCTTTCAAAGCGCGCGCCCGATAGCCAAGCAATGTTGACCTATTGGGAAAAAACAGATGCGATCATGGGCGGCATTGAAACCATGCGCGCGGCTGGTGATCAATTCTTGCCAAAATTTGAAGCAAGTGAGGAAAAGGCGGCATTTGAATTTCGCCTGACGCAAACCAAGCTTACGAATATTTACAGCGATGTTGTGGATGGTTTGGCGTCCAAACCATTTGAAAAAGAAGTTACACAAGATGTTCCCGCATTTGATTTGTTTACTGAAGATGTTGACGGTAAGGGAAACAACCTAACGCAATTTGCAGCTTCAACATTTTACAACGGCATTAACAATGCTGTGGATTGGATTTTTGTTGATTATCCAAACGCAGATACAACAAAAATTCGCAACAAAGCTGAACAATTGCAACTTGGTTTGCGCCCGTTTTGGTCGCATGTAATCGGGCGCAACATGCTTGAAGCAAAAAGCCAAATTAAAAACGGGCGGGAAACCCTGACACTTTGTCGAATTCTTGAGCCTGGTTCACCTGACAAAGTGCGCAAATTTGAACGTTCTGATGCGGGTGTTGTCAGTTGGTGGTTGTACTGCAAAAAAGATGACAACAAAAGCGGCGTAGAACTAGAGGCTGAAGGCGTTATTAGCATTGGTGTCATTCCGCTTGTACCGTTTGCAACAGGGCGGCGCGATGGTTCAAACTTTAAATACAAACCAGCGTTGCAAGGTGCTGTTGATTTGCAGATTGATCTTTATCAACAGGAAAGCGCACTTAAATTTGCAAAGGTTATGAGCGCATTTCCAATGTTGTCGGGAAACGGTGTTCAACCCGAATTGGGGCCGGATGGTAAAACTCCGCTGCGGTTGGCGGTTGGCCCTGCTGTGGTTCTTTATGCGCCGATGGACGGTAGCGGAAAAGCTGGAACATGGGGTTATGTTGAACCAAGTGCATCATCTTTACAGTTCCTTGCTGGTGAAATTAAAGACACAAAGCAAGATTTGCGTGAGTTGGGTAAGCAACCTTTGACCGCTCAATCCGGCAATCTTACCGTAATCACAACAGCGGTGGCGGCTGGCAAATCCAAATCAGCGGTTGTTGCCTGGGCGCTTGCTTTAAAAGACACGCTTGAAAATGCTTTCAAAATTACAGCAATGTGGATGAAAGAAAGCAAAGAACCTTCAGTTGTTGTTTACACAGAATTTGACAGCTTTATTGACGGTGAGGATGGTCTTGAACATTTGCGCGCGATGCGTAAAGACGGTGATTTGTCTGTTGAGACACTACATGAAGAAACGAAACGGCGGCGCTACCTATCACCTGAATTTGACCATGAAAAAGAAATGGTGCGAATTCTAGGTGAGGCACCTGCAAACCCTGACGATGACGAAACATGATTGGTGTTCTTGCGGGTGCTATGGGGCTTTTGGATCAAGGGTCCGTAGCACAGTTTAAAATACCACAAGATGACTTGTGGGCATGGTTTCGCGCGGGCGAAAATCAAACGCAGTCAGCGGGACGGCTCGCAACGGTTGAGTCAAAATCAAGCGGCATTTCAGCGACCCCAATTGCGGGTGCAGGCCCTTTCGTTGATGGTTTGATCAACGGACGCGCAGCGTGGCGGTACAGCGGGGGTGAAACGCTGAACACCAACACGGGTGTATCCCTTAACGACTGGTCAATTTATCTAGTCGCACGCGCTGATGCGTCAGATAGGTATGAGCGCATACTTGACCATGATTTCCGAGTTGGTTTCTGGTGGGGACGACCAGACGTGCCAGCGTCACAGCTTGGCGGTGGGGTGCGCGAGACTGTGACGCCCTATGGCAGATTTGTTACGGTGCAGGATGGTGCAGCGCACGTTCTGGGCAACTTCCGAACGGGCGGCGTGCATAGTCTTTGGGTCAATGGCGTGCAAAGCGCGTCTGGCAACGTATCAGCGGCCCTAACGGTCGGAAACCGAATTGGTATAGGGTGCTGGCATAATGACGAAAATAAGGCAGATCGGTTGAATGGCGGTGTGATTGGCGACGTGCTGGTTTACCGTGCCGCGCATGATACAACCACACGGCAAAAAATATCAGCGGCGCTTATGTCGCATTGGGGAATAAATCCATGATTGAACAAATCGGCGCAGGCGTTAAATTCGTGGCGTTTTTTACCGTCGAAAAACAGGGCGCGGCTGGGCTTACGGTCACTGTTGATGTCTATGATGCGGCGAATACCAAGATCGTGACAGACGCAGCGGTGCAGGCGATTGGGGGCGGTCTCTATGCCTACAGCCTCGCAGGTACGCAGGCGGGTGCGGAGGGCCTTTACATCGCCATATTTAAGACTGTGGGTGAGGCTGATCAGCAGCACATTCCCAGTCTTTGGTCTGTGGGTGTGGCTGGCGTTGAGCGCCTTGACGCCGATGTGTCCAGTCGCAACGCAATAGAGCCTCCTACAGTCGGTGCGATGGTCCAGGCGGTTTGGGATGAAGCTATCGTAGGTCATGTCGAGCTAGGCAGCACGGGGCAGGCTCTTTCGGCGGCGGGCGCTGCAAATAATCCGCTATTAGATCAAGTACCTGGCTCATATCCTTCAGGTTCCGCAGGCGCAGCATTGGGTAAAATTGGAAACGGTAGAATAACAACCGTTTCCCCCGTGTCTCAAAGTGGTTCAATTTCACTAATTCGGGGTGATGATTATTCTGCGGGGGATGGTCGCGCGTTAGAATGGGTTGATGCTAGTAGTGTTTGGCCCGAATTATCTGGTGTTGTCACTTTTACGTGTGATAAAGTTCAGGCTACAGGAGAAATAATTACAGCAACAGGCTCAAATAAAAAAATTCAGTTTGAACTTACAGCCGCGCAAACTATACAACTCAATTCATTATCAACGAAATTCTCTGTCAAAATGGTGCAAGGTGATGGAGAAACGATAACCTTAGTTCAAGGAACTTGCACCGGAAACTGATGTTCGGATGAACACAACATTTAATTGATTGGATGATCAAAATGAAAAATACTACTGCACTAAGCGCGCTTATTGCCGCAACATTCCCACAAGCGTTTGACACTGGTAACGGATGGAAAAAAGACGATGACGGGAAACTTGTTGTTGATGCTTCAGGAAACCCTATTTTCATTGGTGATGGTGGAAAAGAACAATCTGTTAAGGGTGATACGATTGCGACCCTCAACGCAGAGGCAAAAGCAAACCGGATTGCAAAAGAGACAGCCGAAACAAACCTGGCAAAATTTGGCAACATCACACCAGAAACGGCGCTGGCAAATGCAACGGCGCTGAAAGATGTTGACTTGTCCAAAATGGTGAGCGCGGATAAACTGGACGAAGTGCGCAAATCGGTCGGTGCGGAATATCAAGCCAAATTGGACGAACAAACCGCAGCAAATGAAAAACTGCACAACACCAACAATACGATGGTTTTGGATAACGCTTTCAATTCGTCAAAATTTATCAAAGAAAACATTGCGGTGCCGATGGATATGTTTAGCGCCATGTTCAAGGCTAATTTCAAAATCGAAGATGGTAAACCAGTTGCATATAACGGCGCGGGCAACAAATTGAATTCAGCTAAAAACATGGGTGAATTGGCTGATTTTGATGAAGCTGTTGAAATTTTGGTGAGCGGTTATCACTCGAAAGATGCGATTTTGAAACCTGATGATCAACGCGGTTCTGGTAACACAGGCGGCGGCGGTAATGGTGGCGGCGGTAAAGCCCGTATGAGCCGCGCGGCGTTTGACGCATTGCCACCTGGTGAAAAAGCCCAAACCGCTGCAAAAGTTGGCAAGGGTGAAGTGACCGTAACAGATTGATGCTGTTAAAACTTGGCACCCGTTCGTACATTAAGTTGCGGCGGGTGTTCTTTTATTATGTATTGCAAAGATTTTTCGCACCCGCTATACATTTTGCAATGCTGATGATTGGATGATTTGAGGCGCACCAGGTCGGATGACCGCTTAAAATTTTTCACTTTCAATTATGAGGCTACAAAATGTCGAAAACAAAAATCCTTATGGCATCAACTGTGCTTGCTGCACCCGCCATTGTTCACATGTCTGCATATGCAAACAACCTGACAGGTCTTATTCCATCGCTCTACGCTGGTCTTGACACCGTTTCGCGTGAATTGGTTGGTTATGTGCCTTCGGTTTCCCGTTCGTCTGGTGTTGAACGTGCTGCGGTTGGTCAATCTGTGACATATTCGATTGCACCTGAAGCGGTGCTTGAAGATGTTGTTTCGCAAATGACCCTCACAACGCCACCTGATAAAAACATGGGCAACGGTGTGATGACCATTTCCAATTCCAAAAAAACCAGTTTTGGTTTCAATGGTGAGGAACAGCGCGGTCTGGACACTGGTATCGGTTACGATGTTGTTCAAGCTGATCTGTTTGCACAGGGTTTGCGCACACTGACAAATGCAATGGAACGTGATTTAGCGCTTGAAGCGGCAACAAACGCAAGTCGTGCTTACGGTACAGCAGGAACGGCACCGCTCGAAACTGGTCTGAAAGATTTGGCGCAAATTCGCAAAATTCTTGATGACAATGGCGCACCCGCTTCAGGTCGCACAACTGTACTGGACACAAGCGCGGGTGCAAACGTTCGTGCAAATGCCTTGTTTACAAAAGTGAACGAAGCGGGTTCGATGATGACCCGTGCGCAGGGTGAGTTGATGCAAACTTTCGGAATGAGCCTGAAGGAAAGCGCACAAGCTGCACAGCACACAGCAGGTACAGCGGCGGGCGCTACAACCGATGCTACGGGTTATGCGGTAGGTGCTACGGTGATCACGCTGGCGAGTGCTGGCACGGGTGCTGTGTTGCCTGGTGACGTGATTTCCTTCGCAGGGTCCGACAACAAATATTTGGTTGTTGCTGGTGATGCGGCGGTTGCGGGCGGTGGTACGATTACCATTTCTGCACCTGGTTTGGTTCGTGCAATTCCAGCGGCGGCAACTGCGGTTACTCTTGCGGATGATTATTCTGCAAACGTAGCGTTTTCGATGGATGCAATTCACTTTGCCACACGCGCACCTGCAAAACCGCGTGAGGGTGATGCGCGTGTTGATGAAATGATGATGGTTGATCCGCGTTCGGGTATCGCATTTGAGGTTTCTTTGTGGGCTGGTGAGCGCATGATGAAATACGAAGTTGCGGCGGCTTGGGGTCAGAAAGCGGTCAAGCGTGAGCATATCGCTCTGTTGCTTGGCTAATTCCGACTGACATTGTAACGATTGAGGGGCGCTGGTTATGCGCCCCTTTTTTTGCACTCACGTCCAATCAATCTCTTGAGTGCGAGAATTTCCACAACAATTTCCGGCGGTTCTTCACCTAGTTGTTTGCGTAGATGTGATCTAACGAAATTTTTCGTATCTTTCAGAGGATTATTTTTCCGCCATTTAGCGTTTTTTTCTGGATTATTTTTCCGCCATTTAGCGTTTTTTTCTTTTTCTTTTTCGGGATTATTTTTCCGCCATTTAGCGTTTTTTTCTTTAGCTTTTTCGGGATTATTTTTCTGCCATTCAGATGCTTTTTGATTTATTGCTTCTTTGTTGGCTTCTCTGTATTTTTGCATTTGCTCTTTGATTGCTTCTTTATTAGCTTCATAATATTTTCGTGCTTGCTCTTTGATCTTTTCTTTGTTGGCCTCTCTGTATTTTTGCATTTTTTCTTTATTAGCTTCTCTGTATTTTTTCTTTTTAGCTTTCCGCTCCTCAACCGTCATAACCATGTCAAACCCTCCTTTGTGTTTTGCGCCACCAGATAACCAGTGGCGCAGTTAATTTTACTTTTCGTCCAGAAATTCGATGTTTGGGATTTCGTTGCGTTGCTTATAGTATTGGGTTTGTGCAACGGC